GTGCCCTTTGGGTGCCCAACCTGCCTAGCCCGGGACTTCGGGAGCGTGCGCCGCAGGCGCCCTAATCGAGAAAAGGAAGGAACGTGGGGACCGCGCCCGCGATCGGCCAATCCATCTCTTCGGACAGACGGCCGAGGTCTCGGGTGAGTCCCTCATCGTTGCGGACGCAAAACAAAAGGCCCGCGAGCTGATCCATGCACACTTCCTTCTCGCCCAACGCAAGGCGGGCACACGCTTTCCCAAGATTGAGAAAGGTGGCCGTCCAGCCATGCGCGGTCTTGACGAATTGGTGCGAGGTGAACTCGAGGCCCTTCTCGGGCGTGTAAAGATTCACCGCCTTCTCAACGGGACCGTAGGCGGCGAGAGCCGCCACGTGGTCGAAGCCAGGGGTCCTAGCGCCGGCGGCATCGTCACCCGCCACAATGCAATGCTTAATACCCACAAGGGAGTAAAGCAACGCACGAATGAACGAGTTCTGCGCCGTCGTCGAGAGGATACCGCTGGCGGTGAGGCCGGGCTTCAGAACCTCCCAAAGGCTGCCACCCACAAGCACGACATGTGCACTGTTGGCCGCAGCCTCGCAGAGGGCCATCATCTCGAAGACATCCTTGTACGAGCCATCGTAAAGAATGACTCGCCTCCAGGCGTCCGCATAGATGGAATCCCGGTTCACCGTCATGTCCCAATTCTTGGCGTCCGCATCGAAAACCTCGAGACCTGTCGCCAAAAGGCGATCAAACTCACGGCTCAAACGCTCGATGCCCAAATCGTGGTGACCCAGGCCCGCAGCCTGCTGATGGCCGCCCGGAAGAGGGCCCCCTTGGAACTGCTCAATGTCGAGTTTATCCTGCTTTCGGCAGGTGATGCTCGCAGTGCAAACGTCCACCAGGGAAGCACCCCAAATCAGGCGCCAGCGCCCCTCGCAAACCTTGGCCTCGCCGTGAGGCTCGGCCTTGATAAACATGGTGCGGGGATCCGACAAACCAGCTTCCACAAGCTGGGACGGCGTCATCTGAGCCATCAAGTCGGGGCCAACAGCGGCACGAAGCAAGAGGCGACACCTCGTCAAATACGAGGCGAGCTCAAGGCCCTCGAGATCCTGCCAGGAGCGTTTCGTGCCGGGACGAAAGTACTGGGACCAACCGGCAGATTTCTCGCCATCAAGGCCCAGCACAAACCGAGCCAAGCGCCCATGGACATCGTCGAAAGCGCGAATGCGATTCGCGGGATACTTTGCGACTTCGTCCAAGAACGCCTGGTACTGCGGTCCCTCCTTCTTCATGAACTGATCACGAACTTCCTGGGGCCAGCAAGGCGCGGAGTTGCCCTTCAACTGATGATGAAGAGACTGCTCCATCGCCTCGACCCCGGCAGGAGGGTTCGCCCAACCCGTAAACTTCTTCAGGTCGAGACCGAGCTTGGCCACAGCGTCCAAGAACGCTTGCGGCAACCTCTTGAGTGCCTTCTTACGGCTGCGGTTGGAAACGCCTTCCGCAAACAAACGGGCAACATCGTTGCCGTCGACGCCCTTCAAAACGCGACTCTCCTGGACAGCGTCTGCGTTGGCCGCACGGGTGTACTCTCGAAATCTTTCGAAATTCGAGGAGTTCAGCATGTCCGTATAATCTCCGCAAGCGGCCGCCCTCAAACTGAGCCCGTCGCAAACCATCCAGGCAGGGTCGAAACCCTTAGCACCGGCGGCGACAGAGGCACCAGCGAAGGCGGTCATGCCGAAGAAACGTCCAATGCAACCTACCTTGCGGCGGCGAACGAACTCATCGCCCGCCGGAGGGGGCGCAGTGGCCTCGCCATCAGGCAAGACCACATACTCCTCCTCCTCAGCGCAAAGCAAATCCTCCGCGCAGACCGGAGCCTGCACGGGTGGAGCGCCCAGCCTGGTAGCAGGCAAGGCATGAGGGGCAGGAACGCAAGGACCCTCCTCTTCCACGACAGTAGCCAAGGGGGCCTGTGTAACAGGTTCCTCTTGCTGAGGTGAAGGATCAGGCACGGGGGCGCATTCATGAAAGAGCGGAGCAGTCTCTCCTCGAGTGTCATATTCATTTCCCTCGAGGTGCTCGCTCAAACCGAACACGCCGCCATGCTTGGGAGCATTGTCCAGGTTGTGGAGAAGCTGCCTCTCGTCGCGATCATGGCGATCGTACTGAAAGAGCTTGGTGTCAGGAGACACTTCGGACCGCAAGGCGGGAACCGGCACGAGCCCCAACTTCTTCCTCAAGAAGTGAAGCTCATGAACGCTCGCCATGTAGTTCTTGTTGTCTGCCTCACTGCCGCCCGCAATGTGCAAGCCGCAAATTCTACGTCCCGACTCACCAACTGTGTAGACGGGGCTGCCGCTGAAACCACGAATTGTGGAGGCCGAATGTGGAACGATACCGAGCCTCTTCTGCTGCTCAGTCGGTGGCAAAAGCGCACCAACTCCAGCTTGAAGCTCACCGTTACGATTCCGGCCGAACACCTCAATACGAGTCATGCCAACGGCACTGTAGACGGTAGACTTGACACTGCGAACACCAAGCACAGCCCAATCGGCCATGGAAAGCTCAAAGGCGCCAACGTCGTCGCCCGTGCATCTGGCGTAGTCCTCCTTGGCAAAATGCCGTTTGTACCCCTGGGGGCAAAAGAACTTCTCGCCATCGCGCGAAAGAGCCAAAGTATGACCCTCGGAATCGGACAATGCATGAGCAGAGGTGAGGAGAAAAGAACCCTCACGGAAGCCTCCGCCCAGATAGTGATACTCCCCCT